ACCGTTATAGCCTTTCTATTTCTTGTTTTACTTCTATGTAGTAATTATAGATTTTATCTGTAGAATAAAAGGCTACCTTTAGAATTTCATCAACTGCAATTAATGAACATTCTTTTGCAGTAAAAATATTAATGTCTTTATCTGATTCAACATTTAATGTTAAGTGCAAATACTGATTAATCAAATCTTTCGCTTTTTCTACCGGTGTCATTGTTCTATGTTTTTATATGCTTCTTGAAACAAATGTTTTCCTCCTTCATTTATTAATGTTAATTGATGTTCTTCGTACCAACAGCCCCTAGCACCAGTTTCAACAAACATTACCATATAACTTTCTGTATTGCTTCCTCCATATAGGTCAGCGTAACTTCCTACAATTATTGCATCTACATCATTATAGAAATGGCTCATCCTTGAACCCAAATCTTTAGCAATGTGTACTAAATTTCCTCTTTTAAATTTCTGTTCTTTTTTTACTTGTGTCATTGTTCTATGTTTTATTAGTTAAAAAATTGTGGGGGATTGGATTCGAACCAATGCAAGTCCCAACATTTTTACATGTTATTCCTACCACAGGTCAATTACGGGAAACGCCCCACAAATTATATTAGTAAATTATTTTTCTATCTAACATCTGCCATACAAAAAGACAGTTATAATCTCTGATCTCCATCAGGCACTTGCCATACTTCTTGGAGTAGTAAGTGTGCAACATCCCCTGGTCTGCTTCGTTGTAAGCGACAACCATCAGTCTATACCAGGTAACATCATTGATGACCTTTCTTTCCAAGTAAACAGTGTCAATGACATCTTTGTCATACTCGAACATTTGAGGGTTTCTAGTGCTCATAATTTGAACACAATACAATTTTTCGTTAGATTGGCCCATAAGGATAAGTGAGCCTAATACAAGAAGTGCGGTTAAAATAATTGATCTCATAAAAATGGTTTTTAAATGGTTAAAAAATTTAGATACCAGGATAGGATTCGAACCTATATGAATAATGTTACTTGACTTGGGATTGTCCTCCAGTAACTTCTCCTTATCCCTTTTAGCGTCTACCAAATCATTTCGTTGACATCAATAAAATGATATTCCGCCACCTGGTAATTGAGACTTATAAAACCCATCTCTAACGAGGTAAGGAAACTACATCTCAAGTTTTTTGCGTCTTTCTATTTTGTTTAGTAATAATAGTGCAAATAATATCTTATAGTCTCTTCAATCTTAGACATAAATTCTGTGAATTCAGCATCAGAAAAATTAGCATCGAAATTATACGCATCGTTGCCATCAGCATCAGTAATGGTAAGATCGTCAGAAAGGTAAGATTCTTTCAAACCAGTTTGAGAGCAGTTAGGCTGATAGAAAAAAGAATTGATTTTGATGTTGTGGTTTTTGAAAGTGAATTCCATAATACTTGGTTTTTGGTTGTGATAAAATATCTGATCGTCATTGATAGTATCAAAGATAAAACCCTTTTTGTATTTATCAAAACTTTTTAAAACTTTTTTTTATATTTCTTTTACGGAAACTTCATTTTGTTTTTAGTAAAGTAGAAATAGTGATTCGCTAAAATGGAATACACTCCGTTTTCGTGAATGGGTAAAGTCCTCGATAATTCCTTAACCGCTCTCATTTTACTTCCGTATTCCTCTAAGTATTCAGGGTACAATTTAATGACCATATAACGATTGATCATTGACTGCCTAATCACATTGTGAGTAACTAAGTATTCGATTAATGTCTCTGGTGTCACTTCTCTTTTACTCACATCACAATACTCTTTGACATTTTCATTGAGAAGATTACAGAATTCTTTATTTACTTTCGACTGGTTGATCATTGCCATTCTTTAACTTTCGCAACAAAATAAGATTGTACTCTACCGACACACTTTCCGCATTGCATTTCTAACATTACAGTCTGCCTTAAATCTTTGTTGGCTCTAAGGTTACCAATGTACCGATAGTAATAAGTGAATAGTTTAACCAGGTCTAAATGGCCAAAGCGAATCAATGACCCTTTGTTACGATTGACAATTTCAATAATTTCCGCTCTGTGCTCTTCAGGAATTTCTCTTATATACATAAATTTATTTTGGATATTTTATTTTTTTAGTATATTTATCGCTCATAATTTGGTTTTATTGGTTAGGGGTAAGGGAGTGGTTTCCTTTACCCCATTTTTATTTAGAATGTCGCATTCGTGATAATACTCTCTCTGTCGCTTCTACCTTGTCTTACATCGTAATCAGTAGAGGATGTATAAACCACTTGTAATCTGTCTATCCTATTGTTAGCACTCATTACAGCATCCTGTAACATTTGATTTTGTAACATTCCCTCACTAATCATAGCATTGGAAGATTGTATCAATGTAGTGGGAGCACCTACCATTCCACCATTGGCAAATCCTGGTATTCTCGCTTTCTTTAGTGTCTGATACCCTATCCTATTTTGTTGCTGTTGGTTCAATACCACTTCTCCGGTCTTCAATGTCGCAAGTACATTATCACCATTGGATAGTGGTTTTATATTCCCTCTACTCGTTACCTTTCCACCACCGGCGAATTGAACTATATCAGTGCCAGGCTTTCCGACCACACCACCAGTCGCTAAAGGTTGTGCCGCAATCATTGCCGTTTGAATGGCTCCAGCAATACCTGCCGCAATCATAGCAGGGACATTGGCAGGAGGAGGCAAAGTATTCGCAGATGAAATCGCAAGGGCCGTATTGATAATTGAATCGATAATAGCAAGTGCTTTCTTTTGTGCTTTCGCATCTTTCTCCAACTTCTCTTTTTCCTTTGCTAACTTCTTTTGTGATGCCAATTCCTGATCAATCTGTTGTTGTATATACTGTGCTTGTAATCCAGTAGAGTTTTGTAATTCCTCTTCCAACATTGACTGTCTTTCTGTTGACTTCTGTAAGTCCTCATCGAACTTTTGCATCTGTGCTTGGTTAGCACTGTCTATGAAAGAACCAATGGCCTCAAGACCCATCTTTGTATAAGATCCAACTTGTTGTATTGTTTTGTTTAGTGCTTCCGCTTGTTTTTGAGCATCGATTATCACCTGGTCAGTCGTTGCCTTAGAAGCATCTCTCTTTTTTTGTTCAGCATTTGCAAAGTTAGTAGCCTCTTCTGTCTTTAATGCCACCAATCTGTTCTTTAGAACTTCCTGCTCTTGTTGTGTAAGTTGTGTATTGTTCTTTAGTTGGTTTTCAATCTGTTCTTGTTCATCTTTCAACCTATTTTGTGTGATGTAATACTGGTCTTGTGCCAATTTCTTGTCCAGTTCCAATATTTTAGCAGCATCTTCCTTCTTATTCGCATCGAGTAAGGCTCTTTGTTGTTGATATTCAAGTTGCTTTTGCATCAATAGAGCATCCGCTGTCGCTTTCTCCAATGACATTTGGTCCTCAAAGGCCTTAATTTGCATCTCCTTCTCCTTTTGGAGTTGGTCTTTCTTGACTTGCTCCAATTCTTTAGCCGTTTGTTTGGCTCTCTCTACCTTATATGCCTCAATTTGTTCAGCAGTTTGCTTCTCTTCTGTCTCTACTTTTGTTCTTACCTTTTGTGCTTCTTTAGATGTCGCTCCATATAACTTTTCTGCCTCTTTAATTCGCTCCTGGTTAACTTTCTTTTGTTCTGCTAAACCATCATTCAATGCCTTAATATCTGCCTCCTCTGACTTTTGGGCAATTACTCTCCTCTTTTCGTATTCATTGGCAATAAGGTCCGTTGTAATCTTATTTGTCTGTTGAATGATGTCAGCATTTTTCTTGATGGCTTCTTGTTGGAACTTGGCCTCATCCTCCTGGAACTTTTTACGCTCCTTTTGGATTTCTTGGAATCTCTTTCTTGCCTCCTCCTCTTTTGCTTTTTGTTCTGCTTCGATTTCGTTTAAGGCAGAAACCCTACCTTGTTGTAATCTCTTTGTTCCTTCAAAGTATGCCGTTTGTTGTCTTATCAAATCTGCCTCAAGTTCTGCCTCTCTTTGCTTCTGCTCCTCCGTTCTTTTACCTAAAGCATTCTGTGCTTTCTCAATTGATAATTTTTCTTTGGCAATCTTTGTATTTTCGGCAAGAATATCCTTTTCAAGTTGTATGGCTTTGTCTAATGCTGCCAATCTTTCTTGGGCACTAAACTTATCCTTTTGTGCTGCCTTGTCTTTGGCTTCTGCTATTTCTTTCTCTCTTTTAGCATTTGCTACTAAGTTCTTTCTTTGTCTCGCTTCCAGTTCATCCACTCTATTTGCTAAATCAAGAGCCTTATTGGCATTTTTTACCAAAGTATTATCTGCTAATCCGACAGCAGTTAAAACATTATTTATCCCTGATCCAATGGCTTCAATAGTTTTGATAATAGCACCACCGATAACACCAACAGTGTCTTGTATTGTTTTAAAAACAGCATTGAATACAGCACCAAATCTCGCTAAACTGTCTTGACCTTCCTCACTTGATTTAAAGAATGCCTGAACAGATCCGACAATGGCTCCAATGGCAGTAATCACTAATCCAATAGGACCTAATAAAAACTTAAATGCTACACCCAAACCTTGAACTAATCCAATGGCTTTACCTGCCGCTTGTCCAAATGGCCCAAGTGCTCCTGCTGCTTCTTGTATCTTATTGGAATAATTACCAACTTCCCTTTGATATTGACCAACTGAAGCATCGATACCTTTCAATTGTTTATCCAGGTCTTGAATCTGTGACAATAGTTTTTTCCCCTCTTCCGTATTCGCCTGGTTACTTACTGCCAAGTCTTTGTAATCCTTTCTTAACTTGTTCAACTTGGCACTCAAAGCATCATAAGGCCTAATGGCTCCAGTTGTCTCTAAAAAGGATTTGTTTATGTCATCCTGTGCTTTCTTAACTGCTTTCTGTTCCGCTACTAACTTACCTAACTTCTCACTTATTTCTAATCGTTCCGCAGCGGTTTCCGCATCTTCAAAGGCTTTCTTTGTCTCTTTGATTTCTGCGTTTAGTTGAGATATAGATTTAATCCCCTCAATGTTGATACTAAAACCTATTACTTGTGCCATTATGGTATGTATTTTGTTAAAATTGCTGTGTTCTCAATATTGTTTACTTCTGTTCCATCGCCTTTCGCATCGTATGTGAGATAGGTCTTTGTGCTTCTCTGATTTACTACGCTAAAGGAGTTTATCTCGTTTAGGATGTAATTGTCTCCGTGTATCTGTACAGTGTTTCTAAAGGTCAAATTATTAAGCATAAGGACATCCCAGAACATATACACTTCCATCTGCTTACCATACATTCTCCTGATCATTTCAGCCAGATAAAATCTCTCCAATAATCCTTTGACATAAACACCATTGATTGTTTCGCTGCCAAACACAAGTGATTGATGTATGCCTGGTGTATTGTAATTTTGCATAAACACCTCAACAGCATTGACTACCAATGTACCGCCTCCAAATGGATTTTTAATGATTATTTGTGGGGCTTGTGGAGTTGGAGATAAAAAACCATTGTGATATAATATTCTTGGGGCAACATCATAATTGCCTTGTGTTGCTGTTGGTGTCTCCAAATAATTCTCTGGCCATATAAATGGAACATAAAACCTTGTTTGGCTTGTGCCATCAGTTACATCATTACTTAAAAGAAACAATGTTGGAGAAAAGAAAGGATTTTCAATGTCTTGTAATCCATCTTTTAACCTGGTGACTGGAAAGTTAAATTGTGCTCCCGCCATAGGGACATTTTGTCCCTGGTTAAGTGCTTCAACTGTTGGATCATTACTATCTTCTTTGTAGATAAACTGAATACTTCTTTCAAAGTCATCAATGTTAAACAATTCACCTTTTACATTCAAGTCAACCTTTCTGGTAAGGTCACTAAATGTCTTATTATAGAAACCTTGTTCGATGTTATTGGCACCAGGATAAGTGTAAACATAATTGTCAGCAGGTTCAATAGTTACTGTCTTCAATGCTACATTTGTCTCAAAAGTAAGATTGAATAAGTGAGCCAATCCTTTGATTAAATCCAACTGCTTCCATTGTGTGTTAATGAAGTATTTCAAATCTATTGTTGTGGGATCTGATATCAATAACTCACCTATAACAGTAAATCCATAACTATAAAGAACACTTGGATCTCCCAAGTTTAATAAGTATTGCGACAACTGTGTCCCTGCTGTATAGAATTGAACTGGTGACTCATTTATTATATCCACATTAACATTACCCCCAGCATAGATACCACCAAATTGATATTCCGTACCAGGAACAGGAGTAAGGTAATTTACTCCAGTACAAACTCCACCCCATATAATGAATTGGTCTCCTGGCACTCCAATAGTAACCTTTAAGTAAGATGAAACTATGTAATAACCATCAACTGGAACAGTGTAAATATATGTTGCTGGGTTCCAAGGAGTAGTCAATACTGGATTGGTATAGGTACTGATTGGTATGGGAGTAACTGGAGCAGGGCCTACTGGTGGAGGTATTGAATACATCGTTGGATTTAATGGCTCCAGACAAGTAAAGTTTATGTAATTGTTTGACAATTCTTCACTTACAATACCTCTTGTTATATCAAAAGGAATAGGTAGTGTCAATCCTTTAAACCATTGAGTGTCTAAGAAATTAGAAATGACTGTATATCCTATTGCACTGTATGCTTTATCTACTATCCCTCTTATGAACAAAGCAGGATAAAATTCTTTATACGGATCTATTTGTCCTGGAACATCCCAATCTTGAAACTTCATTGGCAATGTACAAAAAGTAGAAGCAGGATAACTATTTAAATAATTTAAGTAGTTAGCAGTTGTTCCAAGTGTTATATTCCCAAAGTCAAGTTCATAGATATACTTGTTTTTCAAATCCGCTACCCAATCCACATTGTTACCATAGAACGACACCTTGTAAGACAATCCCTTCCAGTAAAACCTATCCTGCTGTGTTGTTACACTTCTCACTTGTGCTTTGCCCTCAAAGAATGGTAAACCATCGACAATGATAATAGCAGGGAGTAAATCCTGCTTACTAAATGTTACCTCTCCAACATCGTGAAACCTGGAGAAGATATAGTCATTTTGCTTTGTCGCAGGTAAGTCAAAACTATACTCACTCCTGCTCCCACTATTGATCGCAATGCCGTTTCTATCCTTCAACGCAAAGGTCAAATTCAAGTTCAAATCCTTTTCAGGCAAATCCGCTTTTATACCATCAATGTATATCTCTATTCGTGCCATTAGTTCTGTTGTAAATTGACATAATTACTCATTCTAAAAGTTACTCTCACATTTACAAGTTCATTGGTCTGACTCCATATTAATTCAGCATCGTCCACAATGACTGCCACAAATCCGCTCTCAATGTTGAAATTAAAATACTGCTTCATTGGATCGTGCCACTCCATATATACTTCAGGACTGGATAACAATTCCATTAACCAATAACCCACCTCTGGAAGATAGTATTCACTTTCTACCTCAAACACCTTTTCCGCTACTGAATTAATTTTAAACCTTCCCTTATCAAAAGAACGGATAGGAGCCAAATAAGGACCTAAAGAAAAAGATGCATCCCATCTCGCAGGTATCTGTCCAGTTTCGCTCTTTGCTACCTCCTTGAATATGTTTGTCACTTTGAATGTGAATGCCTCACTACCTCCTAATCTATTCATCCATAGCAATCTCAAGTTTTTAGTACAACATTCTTTGATGTCAAAAACATACAATTGACTGGATATCTGATAACCTGACATTGACAAATTACCCATAGAAACAGTATAGTATTTTACATTGGCAAAGGAAGTGATCGCACCACTATCCCAAGTAACACCGGTAAGATTTGGGACACCAACACCAATCGTATAAGGGATAAATGTATTGTTACCACTAAACTTCTTTACTGCTGTCTCTAACAAGTTGCCACCACTATCAAAGGTAAGGATTTGAAACGCATTTAAGTTGGCATCCTTTGGTAAGAATGTCATATACTCATTCTCTGTATCGCAGATAGGTTTATAGTAACTTAATCCAAATGGATGAGTAACTAAAGCAGGTTGATTACCAGCGTAAGAAATACAGTAGTTGTTGAAACCTTGATTTTCATTGAATGGCTGTGGAGCACCACTTAAAGCATATTCTTTTGTCAATATATCTGTGCCAGGAGCAATAACCAAAAGACCAGTGACTGGATCCACTTCGTAATACTTAACCAATCCTAAAAAATCCCCTTGTATGTCAGGATTAGCACTCAAATAAGGTAGACCAAAATCCGCTCCAAAGATACTCGTTTGTGCTTGTGGCTTCGGCTGACTCTGTGTCTGTAATATTCTGCTAAAGTCAAATTCAAAGAAGTAATCATTTGACATCACTTTGAAAGGGCTTTTGTCTATTGTTGTTGAGGTCCCATCGACCACTGCAGTTAGTGAGGCTTTGACAATAGGATTAACACTTGTTATCTTTGTCACCCATAGACAAGGAGCATACATAGAATTAGTAAAATATACTGGACCGTAAATTATTGCCATTAGAGATTGTTTAAAATGTCAACTAATTTTGGATGTGGGTAAACATCGCTTTTATCTTTTCTTACACTGTTATGGGTATAGATACCAGGACATCCAAATACAGCAGAAGCATCAATGTCAAAACTATTAGTGAATGTTTCATCAATGCCGTATTTATCACATAAAAAGGTAAGCAATTGTCTGATACTTTTCAACTGTGCATCTGTATAAGAGTGCCAATACTTAAATCCTTTGAATGGCTTATCCAATTCTGTTACCTCATTGTCATTGATACGCTTTCCGACATAGTTATAAAACCCATCTTTCTTTTTTGTCAAATAACCCCAGTTGCAAACTTCTATACCTATACTGATTTTATCTAACCAATAGAATGGAGCATCAAACATCTTAAACACTTCAGGTTTTAACCCTAAATGATACGCCCAATACTTGTCATCAAAGGCTTGTAAGATAGTTCCGTCAGCATCGATAACGTAAGCCGTTGCAATTCTGTCTACATTGCTATTCCACCAGTCAATGGTATTCTTTGCAGAACCATTACCTGCAGTATGATGCAAATAGATTTGTTTCTTTTCGTGCTTCTCCTGGATATATTGGTTCTTTGAAAGTTCGTATTTGATTATGTCCATTGTTATCCGTTTAGATAGTTGTTTAATTCCTCATCACTGGCAGTTAAGGTATCGAATAAGGTAACCCACTCATCGTAAGAACTACCGGAAGCAATATTATAAGATGTTTGAGCAGATACTCTTTGAAACGCTAACTTTACGCTATCGTCTGCATTACCAAATTCTGTATCATATTTGGTGGGGTACATAACAATATCCCAATTCTTTACCCAGTTGAAAGGCCAAAATGCAAAGATTCCATACTTTACTGTGTCTGTATTGTCTCCCAATGCCTCGTTTGCCGTTGTTTCTTGTTCTTGTGCTTGTTCGTATGTCATAATTTATGATACTTTTTGTAGTGTATTTGAAATCATTGTTGTAATATATATATCCATTGCTTTTTCTATAAGTTCTGCCACCTCTTTTTCTGTATCTTTTATCGCATCGTTAATGGCTCCAGTCTTTTTACCCATTGATCTGCTGTTATTCGTTGGCATTCCCTCTACACTATGTTTCTTTGCTATGGCAAATGCTACACTTAACGCTTCTTTGTCATTAGAAATACCCAATTTTAATTTGGCAAATCTCTGCAATCCCTCTATTCTTGGCCTTGCAAATGGTTTCTTTATCTCTGAGGCCTTTACTCCATAGTTTTGATACATTCCATAGTCATTTAAGTAAAAATCTATCCTGCCTCCTATATCTGTCTGCTCAATTTTGTAGTTAATTGTGTCAATTAAATCTCCAGTCATAACGTGCCCTTGTATTCTAAAATTTAGAATAACGGCTTTCTTTACAAGTTCGCCAATCTGTACATACAAATCATTTAAATCCTGATCCACTTACTTTAGTTTTTTATTTAATCTTTCTATTGCTTTTTCTGCTGTCATCCTTAACGTGTATTCAGCATTGTAAATAGTTATCAATTTAGCAAAATTAAACCCTCTGTATTCGTGAGGCTTTATCTGTCTAATCTCCGTAACTGGAAAAACAATCTCTTCAAAGTCTATCATATCAGGAGACTTCGCTACAAATTTCACTCTACTCATAATAGTTCGTAATCGTTAATGGATGGGGGAATATCGTTAAAGTTAATCGGTAAATTAACAATGTCAACAGTATCAATAGGACAATCCATTTGATACCATATCGTGAAATCGCATTTCAATAAACACAAACTGTCATTGTGTTGATCACTGATATAATCCGTTGTTACTGGACCTTGAAACCCTATTTGATAAGGAGCCGTTCTGCCTACTCTGTTAAATTCCGAAAAGACATTGGCTGCTAATGCTTCCAAATCTCTGAACACCTCAATGATACTTCTCTGGTTAATCGTGCCATCATTATTGTAGTATTGCAAATCACTAAACACTATCGTGCATCTCAAAGTATTGGTAAACCTTTTTTCTTTGATTTCAAGTGATCCAGTTGGATATAAGAACTGTATTGATGGGTATAATTTACCGACAGTATTCTGTCCAGTCCAGTTGTTTTGGATATTCGTATTGATGTCACTATACCACCCAAAATGATAAAAACCCACTCGACCAGGAGTAGAGACATTAATGCTCTGACATACCTGGTTGAATAGGTTCGATATTTGTACTATGTTCATCCTTATAAATTTTCTGTAAATTACAAAACTTTAAGGATAAAAAAGTATGATATACTTATAAATATAAATTTAGAGAAAAAAAAAGAGCGGAATTGCTGTTCCACTCTTTGATCTCTTTTAGTTGCACTATTTTAAAACATCCGTTTACCAGGCGGGAAAAACATTTTAAAAGCGCATTATAAAAATACAATATTATTTTAAAATAAAAAATTATTTTCTTATTTTTTTTTACTCAACACCTCACTATATCTGTTTTGGTAGGCATTCTCTTCAGCGACAGAACTAAGGTAAGTAAAGGCTTCCCAAAGGTTCGCTTGTTCTGCCGAATGTAAAGGAGTAAGGTCAGGTCTGTTAAATATTCCGCTTTCTGCCAATTGCTTAATCGTTAAATACCAACCGAATCGCTCTGTAAGGACTCCAACTCCTGCTTTAACTTCGTCAAACGAAGGCTGTTTGTAGAGATTAACGAACTTATTTGCGATTTCTCGATTTGTTTCAGCAAAAAAAAACACACCCTCCATACATCGAGCATATTCCATTCGAGAAAATCCTTCTCTCTTTTGAGTAATCTTTCGTGGTATTGCTCCCCTTTCTTTCTCACCAGGACACACATCACTTTAGGCATAGCAAACCAGTTTCCTGCTTCCATACTTTGCATCTGTGCAATAAATTGTGCCGTCTCTGCGAACTCAATTACTGTGCTATCCTTCATATATTGAGTAGGCAAGTACCACACTTCGTCACCTCTTTCGATAATGTGATCGTATTCCACTTCAGGTAAGTTGTTGAATATCTTAATGACTGTATTGTACAACCATTCCAATGCTTTTACTTGCATACCTTCGCCACCATCCTTACCTAAGATATACTCTTCAGATAATCCTGAAAAGTAAGACACAACCCTCGCATAGTACGGATAGATATGCTGCGACTTTACAAGGTCTGTAATGCTATCCAGTTTCACTTCCAGTTCTGCCACCTTCTCTTTGTACTCTTTACTTTCCTTTTTCACCTCATCAATCTGTTGCAATATGACATCGATGTCTTTTAGCACTTGTGGTTTGGTAGGCTCAATCAAAGAGAGGAAGTCCAAATACTTTTTAAGCGTTATATCTTTCAGTTCATTAGGATATTCAAAACTATCTTTATTACTCGTTGATAATCGTATCATTCTTTCTGCTTTTACGAACTGATGTCACTACTTCTTGAACAATACTTTCGTCTCTTTTTTTCTTAGCATCCATTAAAGAGATTCTATTCTCTTTCTCGATAACATCTTTAGGTTTGTTACTACCTTCTAAGATACCAGCGTTGTTCATTGTTTGTGGGGCAAATCTGTTGCCGTGTTTTCTTGCGTTTAGATACTTCTGTATCTGTGCAGAAAGTGAACGTGAATTGTAGTCAGCATACTTTGTAAGCATACCGATTGCATCTGTCAAAATTTTACTGTCCTCTGGATTCATCTTCTTGTATTTTATTGTTATTTAATTCGGCCGTTGTTTTTCTCAATCCTAACAACCCTGCACCGATACCCACAAAGATAATACTTTGTGTGATAATATCAATGTCTTTGTTAATGAATACTTTATCTAAGCATCCAATGAGAAAACATAAAGTTCCAATTGCACAGACCAATACACCCATAGTTCCTGAAGCACTTGTCTTCCCATCACTATTGGATGTCATCTGTGCAAAACTAAACTTGTTAAGGTTTAATATTTTCTTCATAATGTTTGAATAATCTTTGGAAGGCTAAGGATACGATATGTTTACCTGGTCCTCGTAATGACTTACCCTCTTTATGTTCGTAATATTCTTTTAAAATCTGTATTGCTTTGTGTATGTCCATATTGTTGTATTATCCAAATGCTAAAACACCCTTATCTCCATCGACCAAATCTCTAACTACATATCTAAGAGCATCCATACTGTGATCGTCTACCTCTACCACTTCATTGGAGAAGTTCCCATCCTTGTCTTCTTTGTATCTGTAAGAGCCTATCTCTCTAATCACATTGTGTGAATTTCGTGTAATATACAATTCAAATTCTAATATTTTAAGTATTCCGTAATAAATAGAATTAGCACCCTTTGTACTTGGCTTCATATTGAATACCTTTCGCAGTTCCGCTATTATCTCTGGACGTGCATTATCAGCAATTATACGTGTATTTTTTGAAATGTCTAATCGTATCATTTCGTTTTTAATCGTTTCACTTGTTAAATTAGACTTATACAACTTCTCGTTAATGTATAATTTCTTATTGGCCTTGTCTATTTTAACGTGCAATAAGACAGTCGGATCATTATAACCAAAGTCCATTCCATAACCATCCAATCCTTTCACCTGGTTAAAGTCTTCCAATGATATGCTGTTCCATTTAGAGAAGACCAATCCACCTTCAAATGGTTTTGGATCTTGTTGGTATAGTGCTTGAAAGGCTCTCGGATTTGCCACCTTAATCTCCATTAATCGTTTTAACGAATGCTTACTCTCCCATAGTGCCTCTCCTGGTTCCCTCACATCGTGTATACTTGTCGCACCTTCACAAATAGCAGGAAGGGATAAGATTGTCCAGGACTTATCGTGATTCATTCGTGATAATATCCGACCGCTCAAGTCATCGAGATTCCACCTGGTTTGTGTTACTATGATTTGTGAGTCATTGTGTAACCTTGTTAAAAATACTTGTGTAAACCAATCCCATACTCTGCTTCGATAGGTAATGGATTCTGCTTCGATAGCATCTTTGACCGGGTCATCAATGATACCAATGTCGGCAGGAGTACCGGTAAGTGAGCCACCAACACCAATGGACTTGTAAAAGCCTCTATGCTCTACTATCTCAAACATATCAGAGTTTCTCAAATAACTACCTTTAGCAGATGTCCTTACATTGCTTCCGTTTAGTGTTGTCTCTGGGAAGATTTGTTGGTAAGATTCATCATCAATAATCCTTTGTACATCTCTGTTGAAGGATGTCGCTAAATCGGAAGAGTAAGAGCAACCGATAATCTTTAATTTGGGATTGCGGCCCAATAGATAAGCAGGTAAACGCCTGGATGTAAGTTCAGACTTCCCATGTTGTGGTGGCATAAACACCATTAACTTCTTTATCTTACCTTCTGCAAATTGCTGAAGATAGTCCATAAGGAGATCGTGATGCCAGTTGATTTCGTAGTCAGGCTTTGTATATTGAACAAAGTCCCTGAAGTCATCACTCGCTAATTTCGCCTTTATTTCTTGTTGCTTTTGTAATAAGAGCGTCCATTGCTCTAAGTTCATCCTTACTTAGTTTATTGATATCTATGTTCATTTTAACAGCAGGTTCGTCATTGTCTCCAGAGACCTTTTGGTATTGTGTTCCCAACCTTTTCAGTTCATCCTCTGTTGCGTGTAACTTGTACCACATAGCAATTAAAGCAGGATTATCACTTTCCGACATCTTACTCTTTAGTTTTACTTTTTGCTTTACTACTTCACTCCATAGTGCTTCCAATATTTCAGTCTCTTTGTTGTATTCAGCATTATAAAACTGTGACTTTCGTATTGGAATATGTTGTATCAATTCCTCCAGTGTTAAGATGTGATTGTCTTTGATTGCTTTTACTGCATATTCAATAAGCCATTCTCTATCGTATGTCATTGTCTTTGTTTTTATCAGTGTTCATAATTGATTCGTACCCATCGAGCATATGATTACTAAACTGCACCTGGCAGATAGCCATTCTTTGCTGTACATCTGTATACTCTGCTGTCATTATTTCATCTGACATACATCTCTCGATAAAGTCTTTCTTTTTTTCCGTTGGTCTTGGTGTTGGTATAGGCATAGTTTATGGATTTAATATTATCAGTATCATTGTTGTTGCTATGGCAGTGGAACCGATCCCTAAAAATGCCAATCCCTTCCATAGACTTTTCCTTTTCTTTTCCTTTTCTAAGGATTGTCGCACCTGGTTGTTTATGATTTCTGCCCTTCTGTATGAATCAATCAAATGGTTAGTCTCACTCACCTCTATCTCATAGGCTTTGATTGCATCTTTTTGCTTTGTGATTGTCTCATTTAGCAGAATAGTGTGATTGTTTAGCATACCAATTATCTCTTTGCTATCGTCTAATTTACGCTTAACGTATTCAAGGGTATCAAATTTACTCAATACCCATTGTGCATACTGTCGATTCATTACAAAGAACGTATCAGTATTTATAATTTGTTGCCTTATCTCTCTATTTTGCCCTAAGAGCATCGAGGATAGATGAAGTGCTACTATCACCCCAGTTAGAATATATCTTTTCATCTTTATTTAATTTGGTTATTCGTTCTTTAATCTCTTTATCTGTTCTGCTTATTTCGGCTTTTAGGTTGTCAATAGACTTTATTACCTCTATACGCTCTTTTCTCACATCAATCAATACTTTGTATAGGCTGTCTCTGTATCTATCCTCATAGTCGAAATACTGCTTCATATTATCCTCCTTCCTGTGCAATGAAGATACGAAAAATAACAGTAGGGAGTTGGCTATTATGATAACTAAAATTATCGTGAATGCTGTTTTGTAATCTGATCTCATCATTTTTCAATAGTTATTTCAAGTTCATCAATTTTATCCTTCATTTTTTTAAAGACATATTTGTTTACATCGTTTAGTCTGCAATCGTAAGAGAAGTCAACTGCTATTTTGCACAATGTTTTTATCAGGTCCTCGTATTGCTTCTCACTATTTACTTCTAAATGTACACCATTATCCTTATGACTGGCTATTACTTCCAGTGCCAGGTTGTAAATGTCTTTTCCTATGTCTTGCCTCATTGTTTGATTTTTGGATATTCTAAGAATAATGGCCAGAATAATCCTGCTGCAAGACAAGGTAGTAAGGTAATCAAAGCATAAGCGAATAAGTGTTTGTTCTTTACCCATCTTCTCCTATTGGCTAAGAATACTTTGATATTGTCTTTGAATACGATCACACCTGCAGCAATGGAAACGATAAGGTAAGCATACCAAATGGTTAGGATTATTGTCATAATATTAGAATCGATTATTAATTTTAGATATACTTGTTTCATAATTTAAGAATTTATTGTATTTTTGATTCAGAAAAAGTTCTTTTGATAAAATGCAGTCTTATTAATTGATTCACCCCACTTCCATTTGGTTGTGGGGTTTTTCATTACTTACTCTCAAGGAGAAATCTTGTACTCCCCTCATCTCTACCAGTTACTCTCACAAAGTCTACCTCTACCTTAGCAGAGTTTACAATTACTTGAGCCACATCGGCAATTGTTTTCGCTCTCTCTAATTCCATTGGATGTTCTGGATCTTGCAGTGCTTCCAGTGTAGCGAATAAGTGATTTCTTAAATCATCAATCTTGTTTCTCGGCATCTTGGATTCTTTTTTTAAGTTTTTTAATTAATTTATTTACATCTCTTAGTTCAGGATGATTATGCAGTGAATTTCTCAACATAATCTCTTCTTGTGTTGTAAGAAATAGGTTATCAATATCGCAGTTCAATCTATTGCCATCTTTGAAAGTAATAACGTGCTTGGGAGGAATTGGTCCGTTGTGCTGTTCCCAAATGTATCTACTTTTAGAAACCATTGGACCTCTTTCCGATACCTTTATAAAAAGTATTTTATCTACCGGGCAAATCCTTTCATATCCAATAGGCTTTGAATTGTATGGAATTTGTCCAGGCTTAAACATCGTATTCTTTACCCTTTCATAAACTTCAGGAGACATCTTTTTCCCTTTGTTGTGTGAGGATTGACCTTTATTAAATTGGTTCTTTTTCTTACTTTCTTCTCTCCTCTGCAATACTTTTTCCCCTATTTTAAGATCATATTTTTTGACTATCCTGGACACAGTACATACATTCATATTAAGCATATCGGCAATCTCGATAAAGAAATAATCATTAAGTAATTCCTTTACTTTAGTGATTAGTTCTATTGTTACGATTACTGGTTTTTTCTTTGACATACTTTTTATAATAGTCCGATTTTTAAATCTCTACTTTCCAACAATCTAAAATATTGAAGTACCCAGTCTTACCTTTATACCCTTTTACGTTGCAGGATGCTGTGACTTTCAATCCTTCGCTTACTGGATTCTTGTCTACATTATCTTTGTACAATTGTAGCGTGATAAATGTCGGATAGTCTCCCTCTGTTTGGATTGTGAAGTTTCTCTTTTTGAATGTCTCAAAATGTTCAACTGGTTGTACATCAACGATTGTCCCAGTTACTGTGAATTTACTCATTGTCTTACTGTTTTTAAAGTTTTGATAATAGTTACATCCTCTTTCGTTTCAAGGAATATCTTGTCTGTGAATCCAAATATAAACGCTGGATCTACATTGTATTTTTTACAATAATTGTAAAGGAATGACATCGATGGAAGATTGGTTCTTGTATACTTCCCAACAATATGAGAATATGTCCCCAGTTCATTTGCTATTGTCGATTTACTTATCCTTTGGTTTTTCTTTAGTTCCTGGAATGATAATGCGAATCTCTCGCAGATTATTGTCTCCTCTTGTTTAGCCTTCATTTTTGAATAGTTGTTCAGTTAATGTATTAATTGTATGTTCGCTCTCTCCGTTTAATTGCTTGGATATTAGTTCCAGTTTGTTTTCGAATTGGTCTTCTGTCTCTGATAAAAATGTACAGATTAAATCTTCTATGCAAGACAGTAGTGGATCTGTGAATTCTGTCAAGTCTATGCCAGTACCTTTGAGTGTGTTCATTTTTACTAAGGTTACAGACATCTGTCTAAGTGCAAATTTCACCGCTTGTTTTTGTGATTGTTTTTCCATTGGTTTATTGATTGATTTATTGATTAAGCATCTATGTCTTCGGCATACTTACATCCGAATAATATTAAAATATGTGACTGTCTTTCTACTAAATAGTGATAGAATTCCTTACATCTTTCCGCTAAGAATTCGATGTCTTGCTCGTTTCTTAATACTACCTGCTCTGTGTAGTTTAGTGGCTCTGGGTAACGTGGATCAAAAGATATAAACGTGCATTTCTTGGCTCCAGTAATCCACATATAACCTTGCATCTGCCACCAATAGTCCTGGATATATTCGTTTGTTGGTTCTGATATTGGATCAAAGGAGAAATCCGTTAAGTTCTTTAAATGGTTTGTCGGATTGTATGGACATTTTACCTCGATAATATGTTCATCGTTTACAATGCCATCTGGTCTTCCTTTGATATATGGAATGAGTGCGTGGTGTATACTTCTTTCAGGTGTAAGAACTGTCTCAAAGTTTTTACATTCAAATTTTTGTATGGCATATGGTTCGTATTCTACTCCGTGTTGAAGTGCCCATACTTTAAGTTGTTCCTTCTCTACTCCTAAACTTCCCATAATAATTTCATCAGCATATTCCAATGCAGTTTTGTTGAATGGATGCTGTTTACCTTTACCTATTATTTTGGCAAAGTTAGAAGGTGTGATGTACATTTGGTGTAGTTCCATTGGTTTTGATTTTTATACTGGTTGTAAATCGTCTCTGAATTTAAGTCCATACATAAGACCCATCATTGACATTTCAGTTTTACATTTGATTGCACTAAACTTTAACTTTTTACGGATTATTTTTTCTCCAAATTCTAACCACTCGTAATACTTCTCCTCTGTTATTGTGTATTGGTTATACCAGTCATCCTTGCGACCAGAAACATCTTCAAAGGTTAAGTCATATCCTGCCAGTTCAAACTGCTTGTTTATTAGTGTGACGACAACATCGTCTATTTTAGATTTTCTCATTGTGTTTCTTTAGTGAGCCTATTAATGCTATAAATTCCCAAATTTGATATTTTGTAGTGAATTCAATGACTGGATCTGTATTAAATAAAAATACCCTCCACCCTTCTTTTTCTGCTTCATCAGAATCATTAGAAATTAATGACAATCCGTTTGCAATATCTAAAGTGTAATAATAGAAATCGCCATCAATACTGACTTCCTTTTGGAATAATAAATAGAGTAAATTTGATTCTCTCATTTTTATAACTTTATGTAAAATTAAACAATATTATTAATATTCAAAACATTTTTAAACAAATTTTAAATTTAATAAGGCTAATTTAAAAGCATCTCTTTTATCCTGCTCTGTCTTTAGTCCTTTGTAATTAATCACCAGGTACTTTTCCTGGTCCATTATTGCTTGTGTTGTTTTGTGATCCCATTTAGTTCCTTTTGCCAATGGAGAGACTTCTTTTACTTTATAGTTTCCTGCAATTAGTGTATCCACTACGATTTGTGATACTGCCTGATTCATTCCGACATTGCGTGATTTTCTTGCCACTACTAACTTGGAGCCAGTAGTATCGAATGAGGCTTTTTGTAGATTTGAATTTTCTACACAAATAAATAATTCTTGTCTTGAATAAGCGTGATGTAAAAAATTAGCAAAGTTTAAAAAGTCTTTGAAGTCTTTCATTATTTCAAATCTCACTTCTTTTTTTGTGCATAATATTGTACAAACAGCAAATCCATTTTCCCTGAATGCAGGATCAATCCCTATAAGAATCATATAAGTATAGTTTATGTTTAATGATGTAATTGTGTACGTGCTTCCAGTACCCTCTCTTTGAGCCATATCCTTTCAGTTGGTTACAAGTTGTAACCGATTGGTACCGCAGTTGTGGATAATGGTAAGATAGGAAGAGAGAGTGATCCAGGTAAGAATGCCAAATAGTTTGGTAAGACCTCCATTTTATATTGTTTCTGTCTACAAAGTAAGTATTTGTAGTTTTCATTGGAGCACCTGGATAGTATTTGATAGCAAAATGATTGTTGGAATGTATAGATATGTTACTTTTCCCTCCTCCACTTTCGATTATTGCTTGTGCTAACTGTATTGAAGCAGGAATGCCAGTAATAGATTCCATTATTTTGGCTTTAAATATATTCTTTTCGATATAATTGTCACTTATAATAGACAAAAGTAACGTAAATAAGAGTAATTGCATATAATATTTATCATTTATAGGGCTAAGGATTCATCTAATCGTA